ATGTCTGAGAAGTCAAATCGGATTTTTGAAGTGCCCTTAAAGTATGAAGATACAAGTGCTTTGACCGCATCGGCCCAGCCCTCAATAGAGTCAGAGATAAGATAACGATAGGTTCGCTTGCCGCTTGGTTTAAGAATTTCTGGCAATTGCTCAACGTGGTGAGTCTGCACGGAATACCCTACACCAGTGCCGCCAAGAAGAAGGAACATGGTTTCGCTAAATGCACGAACATCGTCAATCGGCATATATGCGCAGTTAAACACCCGGTTTGGAGCTACCTCGATGGGCTTGCCTCC